CATTAATCATATATTTGGAAATACTCAATTCACCACCAATTATATCAGTTTCTGTTGTTTCTTTTTCAAATTTATTCTGTATTTTTTCTTCCAACTTGGTAATATCAACGCTTTTATCATTTAATCCTGTGGCTTGATATCGTAGACTACTTTTTTCAAAATTACTTGTAGTAGAATTGTATAAGTATATATACCCATCGGATATGTTTACATATGTTTTAGTAGTGTCAATCATTTTATCTATACTGCTTATAAACTCTGGTGTTACACTGATCAAGTTTGCTACATCATTTTTGTTCGCCTTTTCGTCCATTTGCGAACTTAACTCTGTTTGTTTCTTTTTTATACCATCAAGAAACTCATCTATATATTCATCCATTTTTATTATATCTAATAGTTCTACTATTTTGTTATTTACCTTGTTTGACTGAAAAACTTTTTCTACTATTACTAAACATAATGGAAATGTGCTTACTGTTCCTTCTTTAACAATTTCAATGTCTAGTTTTGCTTTTCCTTTAATATCTGTATAATTTTTATTCAATGTTATACTTACTATATTTTTATTTATATCCATGTCTTTTTTTAAAGGAGTTCCATCTGGTTTGCTCCAGTTCAATGTTGCTTTTGCTCCTGTTAAGTCATAGTTTTTTTCATCTTCATATATGTTAATAATTAAATTTATATCATCATTTTGCATACATGCTTTTATATCATATTCTTGTAAATTTATATCTATATCATAAATTACTTTTCTCATAGCCTCACCTAATATTTATTAAATTCTTTTTTGAAAGATTTTATTATGTCATTTTCAAATTTTTTATTATTTACAGATAATTGTTTTTGTAAATCAGCTTTTGTCACATTATCAAGGTTTCCTTTTACAACAATTTCATTTGTTACATAAAAACTATTGCTTATATTATTTGAATTAGTATTTTTATTTTGTCTTGCTACTTCTCTTCTTATATCTTCTCTCATTTTTTGAGTTGAAGCTAAATGATTAGTTACTTTTGTCCCAGATGGCAGATAAGATAAGCTATTCCCAATACTTCTTGCTATACTGGTTATACTATCATGTAATTCCCAACCATCTTCATTAGTAAGTGCTAATCCTTCTTTTGAGTTGCTTGTACCTGTAGCATATTGACTACTTACTTTATTTCCATTTACCCAAACATTACCTCTTCCATCACTAAAGTAATCTCCAGTGCCTTTATATTGTACCCATATAGTACTAGTTCTATCTTTTGCTGCTCTATCTAAAGCATCTTTAATTTCATTTACATTTGCAATAGTACCATCTTTATTAACTCTTATTTGAATTGGAGTATTATTAATATTTATAATTCCTACTCTTGTTCCATCTGTAGCTGTTTTAACTTCTGATAAACTTCCTACAACTTGACCATTACTATTTATTATTTCTCCATTTGCATTTACAGTTGTATTTTTTCCATCTGTAACGGCATTTTTTATTCTTGTTTGAGCTGAAGTATATTCTGTTGCCATATCCTGTGCACTCTTTGCAAACTTTTCATTATATCCTGCTGCTTCTTCCATATGAACTCCCTGAGCATCTGTAGAAGTTGCAACAGCTTCAACAATTTGTCCTGTTGTTTCATCAACAACTACTTGGACATTATGCCAAGCTTTATCATTAGTTGAATAGAATTTATACATACCACTTTCAGTAACCTTATCCATTCCTTCATAATTTTTAATCATTGTATTAAGTCTTTCATTTGCTCGTAAATCTTCTTTTTCTAATATTTTACCTGTAGTAACATCTATAACATCTAAAAGATTTTCATTGTGAACTTTGAAATAATTTAAATCATCTCTATAATTTTGTTCATTTATCTGTTTCTTTTCTTCCCATTCCTTTGTTAATCTTGCTTTTTCTGTATCAGCTTGTGCTTTCTGGCTACCATTCATTTCATTGTAATTACTCATAACGGTATCAATCATAGTTTGATAATGTGCATCAGTTTGTGCTTTTTCATCTTCATATTGTTTTGCTTTTTGTTGTAGTAATTCACTTGCTGTTTCAGCATCTACATTTTTTATTCTTGACTTAAATTCATTTCTAGCATAATTAAGTTCATATTCATTATTTTTAGCCTGTGCTTCAAGTTGAATTTGAGATATTTTTGCATAGTATTCATTTATTAAAGCTTCATCATTAGGAGTGACTTTATATCCTTCCTCCCTTACTTTTCTAAATATTTCATTAACTTCTTTTTGCATTCTTGTAACTTCTTCTTTATTTTTATCTCCAGATTCATTATAGAAATTAATAAGAGTTTGCTCTGTATTATCTATTACTCCATCTGTATTAAAACCTTCTTGAAGTGTGCTTTGTATTTCTTGTTGTTTTTCCTCTATTGCACTTATAGCACTTTCACAAAGCTTATTAACTCTATCATTTAATTCATTACATTCATCATTAGTTAAAACATTATCTATATTTAATGTATGTAAATTAAATGCAAATTCTTGAACATCTTTTGTACTATCCTTAACTGCTTTTTTAAAATCTTTAGATAGATTATCAGATAAATCTTTTTGTACTAATCCCATATCTTCCAATTCTTTTTTTGTGTAAGATACTCCCCCTGATAAATCAACAAATATTTTTTCTAATGTTGACATTTCATCTCTTGATTTAATAGCACTTCTATTCATAGCCTCCATATATTCATGAGTTCCATATATAACTCCTGCTAATGTTCCAATTGTTGCAACAACTGGAATTATAGCTCCACCTAGTGTTCCAAATGTAGCTGTTAATTTTCCTAATATAGCACTTGCTCCTGATGACTTAACTGCTAAGTTTCCTATCTTAGTATATATTTTTCCAACACTTGTACTTAACTTTCCTAAATTTGTAACTAATTCTCCTGCTCCTATTATTAAGCTTCCTGCAACTTTTAGTAAGCCTCCTGATGCAAAAGTTAGAAGTCCTGTTTTTAAAATTAATTTTTGTGTTTCTTTATCAAGACTTCCAAACCAAGAAACAAATTCAGATAACTTGCCTATTAAACTATTAACATGAGGAAGTAAATGTTCACTTAATTGTATTCCTAATCCTTCAAGTTGAGATTTAAATATAGTTAAATTTCCCTTTGTATTATCAATCATGACCTCACTCATGTCTTTTGCAGCACCACTACAATTATTTATTGCATTTTCTAATTTACTAACATCTTCTGGTGCTGAATTCATAAGAACTAACCAACTTGCCATAGCTGTTTTGCTAAATGTAGCTTCAGCATTTAATGATTTTTCTGCTTCCGTGAAATTATTAAATATAGCTCTACTGTCATTTATTATGTCATTTAAATTTCTCATACTTCCATCAGCATTAGTTGTTGTTACAACAAATTCTTCACCTGCATTATTAACAAATTTTAAATCACTTGCCATAGCATTTAATATAGTCCTTAATCCTGTTCCTGCTTTATCTCCTTTAATACTAGCATTTGCTAATAAACCTATTTGTTCTGCTACTTGTTCTATTGCAAAGCCTAAACTACCTGCAATTGGAGCAACATATTGAAAGGTAGTTCCCATAAGACCAACATTTGTATTACTATTAGTTGAAGCAGCTGCTAATACATCTGAAAAATGGGCTGAATCACTAGCTTTAAGCCCAAAAGCTGTTAATGCATCTGTGACAATATCAGATACAGTTCCAAGCTGTTCTCCTGAAGCAGCTGCTAAATACATTACTCCTTCAAGTCCATTAAGCATATCTTCAGTTTTCCACCCAGCCATAGCCATATATTTCATTGCTTCAGCACTTTCACTAGCAGAAAATTTAGTTGTTGCTCCCATTTCTTTTGCTTTTTCGGTAAGCATTTCTAAATCTTCGCCTGTTGCTCCCGAAATTGCTTGAACCTCTGACATACCTGCTTCAAAGTCCATACCAACTTTTATTGCATAAGTACTTAGTCCTACAATCACAGAACTTAACATCATTAATTTAGCTCCTAAAGCGGTTGTAACTCCTCCTACTGTTTGCATTTTACTTCCTAATGTATTTAAATTAGTTCCTAGTTTCTGCATATATTCACCAGCTTTAATAAATCCTGATGATTGTTTTGCTATTTCTTCATTTGTTTCTTTTAACTGTCCTTCTAATCTAGTAAGATTTTTTTCAGCATCATTTAATTTCTTTGAATAATTAGTTATAGTGTTAGAATTGCTATCCATCTTACTTTTAGTATCTGTAATTTCAGAATTTAGTGTTTTCATTTCTTCTTTTAATTTTGAAACTTCTTCACTTTCTTTTCCATACTGCTTTTCTGCTTCTTTAATTTGTTCTTTTAATTGTTTTTTCTTTTCAGTAAGTTCAGTAAGTTTATTTTTATTTTCTTCATATTTCTTACTGTTATTTTCAATATTTTGATTGTAAAGTTCCATTTGTCTTTTTACATTTTTAATTTGAGTTGTTAGTGCTTTCTTCTTTTCAGTAAGATTTTGAATGCTTTTTCCATAAGTATTTACTTTTTGAGATGCTAATTGTAATTCACTATTTGTTAATTGGATTTGTTTTTTCATTTGCTGTAATGTATTAATCATTCCAGTGTCTTCAACTCCAAAAACAACTCTTACTCTTCTATCAGCCATATTTTCACCTCTTTTATAGGAAATCTCTAAGCCTTACATTTTTCTTAACTTTATTATTTTTCTTAATCTTTTCCTTATCTGTAGTATTTTTAGCTTCTAAAATATCAACATATGCACTAATCAATATTGACTTTTTATATTTCATATTTTGTTTTTCAAGAATTGAAATCTCAGATAAATTGCTATTTAAAAATTCCTCTTCACTTTTATTTAAAATATTAGTAGAAATAAAATACCAATAATTCCACCATTCTTCAAAGCTAAATGAACTTTCATCTTGTTTGCTATCACTTTTATTAGTTTCTTTATATTCAATTGAACATTCTTGTATAAGTTTTATAATACCTAACAATATGCTTATCTTTATTTCTTCATTATCTAATACATTCTCTAGGTCTTGGAATGTTAATTCATCACACATACAACATATTATAATTTTTAAAGTAATATCATCTTGTTTTTCTAAAAAACCTTCTAAAACTTCAGCAGGGTCCTTATCAGTCATTTTGTATAAATTTTTTAAGAATTTAAAATTATACTTTAACTTATAAATCCTATCCTCTATTTCTAAATTTAAAAAATATCTATCACTTAATAGCATTTTTATCACCTAAAATAAAAATTGTATACATTTTTTACATTGTTATGTATACATTACATAATATTTTTGCAATACATAAAAAAATAAATTGTAATGTATTACACTACAACAATTCTAAGTTAATATATAAAAAGAGATAGAATTTACTCTATCTCTTCATCATTATCCACAATTTCTATTGTGGCTTCCTTAGGGAATATTTTCTTGTGGAATTTCTGGTACTGGAACAGTTTTTCCCCACTTAGTAGCCCATGTTTCAGCATTAAAATTCTCATCATCACTAGATACAATATATATATAATCATCTAAACCTTTAGGACATATAAATTCACCACTTATACTTGATGTTTGTATTTCTCTATTATCCTTATCTTTAGTTTTCCCTTTTATCTCATTACCTTCCATTTTCCCTTTTAACAATGTTATATAATCCATTGCCTCTTCTCCAGTTTCTGAATTAAAAGTAGTTTGTTCAATCATTATAGCTATATATGGATTACTTTTCTTTTTGCCTCTAGTCATTCCACCTTCAGCAGTTTTCACATAATTGTAAATATCACATTTAACATCTTTACTTATTGCTGGAAGCGTTAATGTTAAGTTTGCTTTTCTAGTACCATTTACATTTGTTATTTCTCTATTGCCTGCCCACAATGCTACATTACTTTCTGATGGTTGGATAGACATTTCAATTAAATCTCCTAATTCTTTTACTGCTCCATAACTTCCATCTGATGCTATTACACTATAATAAGCTTTTTCTAAACCATCACTTAATTGGTAAACCTGTTCTTTTGTTTCTGACATACTAATCATTCCTTTCAAATAAATCTTTTAACATAAAATCTAAATGCTGTATGATATAATTTTGTTTTTTCTTCAAAATCATCATATTCATCAAAAATTTTATATTTTTTAATTTTCAATACCTTTTTAATACTTTCTAAAAGCTCTATATTATTTGAATACTTACTAAATATATCTATTTGTACTGATGCATTTTCACTTAAATTTCTATTGCCTGCAAAATCAGATTCTTCATTACTAAGTAACATATATTCTAAATAAGTATTGCATTTTATATCATCATCTTTATGAAGATAATACATATAATTATTATCTTGCTTCAAATTAAGCCCTTTATTTGCCTTTACAAGATATTTAATTATATCTTCATCTTGTAAATCAATATATATTTGTTGCCTTATATTCAAATACCTGTGCCTCCTAGTAAAATTTCTGTGGCTTTTTCTATTGCATCTTCTTGTACAGTTTCAACAGCTCTATGAATCCTTCCAACATTCTTTTTCTGTTGACTTGTTCCATACTCTTGAAATCTATAATAAAAATCATCTATTTCTACTAAACAATATCTACTCCCTGATTTAGCTCTTTTCATTTTCTTTCTTACATGACTTTTAGAGTATCCAGTTTCTACTGCAATATATCCTTCAATTGCTCCTTTTAGTATTTCTCCTGCTTCATTTAATGCTTGATTTTTTCTTTTTTCTGATATTTCAAGATTATCAAGTAACTTTGTAAGTTCTTCAAAGCCTTCAACTTTCATCCTCATACTCAATCACCTTTATTAAATCATTTTCAATTACTTTACATTTAATCTTAAGCCATTTGTTTCTATAATTTATATTGTCTAAATGCTTTATTTCATAAACTTTATTGTTAAAAATAACAACATTATCATATGAAATATTTTTTGTAAATCTAACAATGAAATTAACTGAATCTTGTAAATTAACTTGATAAGCTTGATAAAACTCTTCACCATATAAGTTTTGAATTTTAGCTTTGCACTGCCTATCAATAACATATTTTTCTCCAACTGTAAGTCCATATTCTTTTTTTATTTCTTTATGTGCTATTTTTATAAGGTTTCTTAATTCTCCTACAGTAACATTAAAATTAGTTATTAGTATCACCTTCTTTATATGAAGCTAATATATCAAGAATTGTATTTGTAATAATGTCTCTTTTTGTTTTTTCAGATGCATCATTACTTCTATTTTCATATAAATCACTAACATATTTCTTTTGAAGTAGTTTTGCTAGTTTTAAACCTCTAGCATTACTTTTATATTCAGTACCTACACATTCATCAATATAATTTTCAGTTACTAAAAGCAATTCCTCTAAAAAGTCATCTTCATCATCAAAATCAATTCTTAAATATAATTTTATTTCTTCTAAATTATTCAAAATTACCCCTCCTCAAAGTAAAAGGAAGGGAATGTCCCTTCCTAAAATTAAGCTGTTTTCTTTACTAATTTAACTATTCTTTGATTATCAGTTATTTTGGCATCAGCTTCTATAAATGCACATGCTCCAATAGCATATTGAGTAGCATATTTTTCATTAAGCATTGTTAATTCTAATTGTTTTGATAGTTTTACACTTAGCCCTTTCATATCTCCAAAATAAATATTTGTAGCATTTTCAGATATGTAAACATGATTCCCTAAAATTTCATATCCAAATCCTTTTACAATATCTTTGTTTAATAGATAATTTCCATCTGAATCTTTTAGCTTTCTTAATGCTTTTAAATCAGCTTTATTCATTATCCATACAGCATTAGGTAAATAAATAGCTGGTATTTCCATTTGAGTATCAATTAAATCATCAGCGGTTACTTTGTTAGCTGTTGAAGAGGTTATAACATTTGTTGAATTAACTAAACCTTTAATTTTAGTTTTTCCTTCTAAAAGTTCTTTTTCTAAAAAATCAGCTATTGATTTAGCAACTTTTCCTACAACATAAGAAGTTATATCTATTTCTGGATTATTTATTAAGCTTTTAGAAATTTTAGCTAATGTTCCAATTACAAAACCTGTTAAATCAACGCTTTTAAAATTCCCTGTACCTTCTGTAAGTTCTGTAAATTCATCCCCTTGATAAGCTGCTCCTATAGAACTTGTTTCTTCATCATAAATAGGTATTGTTAATGTTCCTTTTACATTATAAATTTCAGCCATAGCATATATAGGACATAGTTCTTTAACTTTTTCAATTATTTTATTAGCTATTGTAGTTGGAACTATAGCTCCATTATTTGCTTTACTTAAAGCTCTTTTTTCTCCTCTACAAAAATTTTCAAAACTTCTTATTTCCTCTTCTTCAATTTCTTCCTGAGTTCTTTCTTCTTTTCCATTATCTAAATTTCTTTTTTCACCATTTTCATTAAGTTCTCTTGCTTCAGCATTTTCAATTTCTTCTTGTATTTTTATTTTTGCTTCAAGGTCTCTTACTTCTTGCATTTTTGTTTCTGCTTCAACAATCTTATTTTCAGCAAGTAATGCTCTTACCTCGGCTCTTTTCTTTTCTTTTTCTTTTCTCATTTCTAATAAATTCATAGTTTTCTCCTTTCAAATTAAAAATAAAAGAACTATCTAAGATAGCTCTAATTCTAATTGTATTTTTCTTTTTGTAAGTTCTAATTTTTCTTTTATTGATTCTTGATTTTTAAAATTTTCATAACTTCTACAAGAAACATTTGTATCCTCATAAGCTGGAAAGGTGGCTATTGTTACTTCATATAATTCAGCTTCTTTTATTGTTCTAATAAGGAAATCATCTTCTTTACTCCATTTATCATCAATACATCTAAATCCAAAACTACATCCATTTATATCTCCATTTCTACAAAGTTCATAAACATCTTTTGCATAAGATACTTTAGGATTAATTCTTAATTCATATTTAAGTCCAATACTATCAGATTCTAATTTTAAGCTTCCACTTCTTGTACTTCCTAATATTTTACTTGAATCGTGATTAAATAATATAGGAATAAAGCTTTTTTGTTCTAAAGAATTATTAAATGCTCCTGGTGAAACCTCTTCATAAAAGCCCATGAATTTACTTCTTGTATTATATTTATTTATATAGCCTTCAATTATAAATTCTTCTCCATCTTCTCTTGTTTCTAATGCTTCAATACAAATATTTCTAATTTCCTTTTCTCCATTCATATTTATCACCTCCTTAAAATGTGTCCGAATTGGACACATTTTTTATTCCTTTCCTTTATTTATATAACTTGCTGTTCCATCAATAAGATTTTTTAATGTTACATATCCTGAAGGAAGTACAACATTATTTCCACCTTCTATTTCAAGTAAGCCCATAAGTTTTCTTGCATCATTGATAGAATATACTCCATTTCTAACAAAATTAGTTATTATTTCTTGTTGTGTCTTTTGGTCTACTCTTAAAAGTTCATTAATATTAAATTCAAAATATAATCCATTTCTTCTATCCTCTTCAGATAATAATTTTTCTTCTAATTCAAGTTCTATAGACTTAAATAGGACCATTAAGCAATTTGATAAAAAGTGTAAATTACTCATTTCTAAACTATTATTATTAGTATCACTTAAATCATTAAGCATAAATTGAGGCACTCCAAAAGCTGATGCAATTTGTTTAGCACCCATTTCTTTTAATTCTTTAAATTGTGAATCAGCTAAAGATATATTAAGAGGATCTACTTTATAACCAGCTGGTACAGTTATAAATCTTCCTTTAGCACTCCACATCATATTAAAAAGTTCTTGAGCTTCATTTAATTTTTTTTCATCTCTTATATCACTTGCCATTTGTACAGTACATTTATTAGTAAGTCCATTAGAAAATAATTCTTTTTGATATTTTTTAGCACTATTATTAATTTCAATAGTATCTTTTAATATATTTTTTATAGAGTTACTTGTTATTGCATCCATACTGAAACCTTTAAAATGAAGTACCTCATCATATCTTGCATTATAAATAATTCCTGAATCTCCACATGTATATTGAACTAAAATAGCATTTTGCTTTGAAGTTTTAGCTATTCCTATATTATCAACAATTAAGGTAATAACATCTATTGGATATAAGCCTGTAACTTGTCCTTTTCTATCTCTACATATTAATGCAAAAGAATCACCTTTATGTTGCCTTCTTGCTTCCATACATTTAAAAAAATCAAGTGAACTCATATAAGGATTTGGTCTTTTTTTTACTAAATTAAATAAAGGATTTTCTTTTTCTCTTACATCTCCGTTTCCTTTTTCTCTTTTTAGATTACAGCCTACTTTTCCAATGCTCTCAGAAATTATTTTTATACATTTAAAATATGTTGCATCTCTTAGTGCATCTTCAGAACTTAAAACATCTGCATCTAATGTTGCATAAGTACCATAATTTACATTATTATTAAATCTTCTATTTTCTAAAAGATTTTTCCACACTATATCACCTCATTATTCCAAAAACCCTTATTAATACATCTATTAATATCTCTATTGCTAGTACATAAAAAGCTATAGTAGAATTGATTAAAAGTGTATTGATAAATATAATGAAAAAAGCTAAGTATGTTAAGAAATTTATAATAAAAATTTCATCTTTAAGCTTCTTTTTTATTAAATCTATTTTTTTATTTTCTTTTTTCATATAACACCTACCAGTTTTGTGCCATTTTCTTCAAACTATCTAAGCTATTATAACTTTTCTGTTTAACTATTAATTCAGTAAAGCAGAATATTAAAACAGCTACCATATCTATTCTTTGTTTTTGTTTATTTTCTTTAGCAAGCATTTCATCATCTGCTTTTCCCTTTGTTGTAACAGCGTTACTCATATTCCAGTCAAGTAAAGAATTTTCTTCATAATGTACATTCCCATCATATACTTCCTTTCTGAATTCTTTTGTTGCTGGAGATAATTCAAAGTAAGTTTGTTTTCTAAGAATTACATAATAATCATTACTTAATCTTTCCATCATTTCCTTTGCATTCATTGGGTCTGTTACTATATACTTAATCTTACAATTATAAGTTGATTCAATATTCCTTATGTATTCCTCAACTAAGCTATAATTAACAGTCATTCCTTCATGTATATCACAATTTCCTAGCTTAGCCATTTCTCTATAGTCTATAATGTTTTTTTCACGTCTTTTTATAAGAGAATCTTCTGGCAAAAATCCATGACTTTTACAATAAATTTTTTCACCTTCTCTATACATAATTCCAACAGCTGTTAAGTCAGTTGTAACAGACATATCTACACCAACTATTACTTCCTTACCTTCAAAATCCACTTTTTTGACTTTGCATTTTTTCCAATACTCAATATCTAAATATTTTCTTTCTTCATTAGTTTCAAGAAAAATATTTAATGACTTTGTAAGATATTCTTCCTGTTCACTAGTTTTGATTTTAGCTATTTCCCTATCTGCTTTAATTTCATTATAGTTCTCTTCAATACGAAGAGGATTAGCTCTTAATATACCTATATCTTCCCAAGCTTCCTCCCTATTTGCATAGTAAAGTAAACAAAATATTCTATTATTTTCAACTACACCATTTAGAACTTTTCTATCATATTCTAATTCTTCTAACATAACAGAATCACTGTTAGGATATGCAGTTGTTATCTTTATCATAATTGGATTTATTACACTTCTTTGACCACTTCTCATTGCTCCAATGTTTTTATTAGTAACAAATGCTCCAACCTCATCAACTATTACAGTTGATGGTCTAATAGAATTATTTTTATCAGCTTCAGCAGTTCTTGCTTGATAAAAACTATTAGTTAATTTACATTGACATTTACCACTTAATTGTCTTGACATTTTAAAATATTTATCTATTGCAGGTGATACAGATAAAATTTGTTCAATAGCTTCTTTAACTTTACCAGCTAATTCTCTATCTAAGCATATACTATAAAATTCACTCCAATCATCTTCTGTAAGCATTAATAAAATTATTATTATTGCACATAAAAATGTTTTTGCAGATTTTCTTGGTATAAATAACACAACATCTCTATATCTAAATTTTTTAGGATTATTTTTGTATCTCCATCCAAAAAGATTAACAAGTAATAATGCTTGGAATCCAACTAAAACATCTAATACACATTTTCCTGATACAAAACCTGTTGCACAATTAAGAAGTTTTAATAAATTTTCAAAAACTTTTAGCTTTGTTTCATCAAAATAATAAGGAAAATTCTCTTTGTTTTGATTTATATTATAATCTTCTAAAAATATTTGACATTGTTTCTTTACTTCCCAGGTTGTAACTTCCTTATCTTCAATACAGTCTTTAGCATATTTTAAAGCTTTATCTAAAAGCAACATTAAACATCTTCACCTCTTAATGCTTTTTTAACTGGGTCCTCTTCATTTTCTTTAGCTTTTAGCATTAAGCTTCCAAGCCTAGCTCTTGATTGTGGAGATAAGGATAATTCATTACAACATCTAAAAAATTCTTGCATATGAACCTTTTTTCCATTCATTAATGCTTTGTCTCTTAGTGTATTAATATCTGCATTAATTTTTATATTTACTTGTCTTACTATATCAATTGCTACTGAACATTCTTCTAATAGAAATACATCAAGGTTTGATAAAATTTCACTTGGCTCTAATTCTTTTACTATATATTTAAAAATTTTCTTTTGTTCTTTTGTAAGCCTATTAGGAGGACGTATTTTATCAGTTCCACATTTAAGCCTTTCTTCAACCTCACTTCTTTTTGCTATTTCCTCTTTTGTATTATGTCTACTATGTAAATTTATATTTTTTGCTGGTCTTGCCATGTAAAAATCCCTCCCTAAAAAAATTTTCATTTTGGGAATTTTGCCAAAGCGTACCCCCGAAAGAAAAAGGACATTAGAAACATAAAAAACTTTTCTAATGCCCCCCGTTTTTATATAAAAAATACTGATTATACTCCAAATTCTTCTTTAAATTTAATCTTAAAATCCTTAAGCATCTTTATTACTTCATATTGCATTTCATTACTAACATTCATTTTCGAGTGTACTTTATTATGATTTTCTTTAGTTAAAAAAAATAGATTATTAATATCAAATCTTTTATTCCAATCTGATTTAATCTCTATAATGTGATGAACAATTTCACCTTGAACTATTCTATTAAATAAATAATATTCTATTAAATCCATTCCTAAACAATCTGCTATGACCTTTCGTCTTATAGCCTTCCATGTATCCGAATTATAAAACTCTTGCTCTTGAATATCCGTTCTGTATTTCCTATATTCTTTATATCTATCTTTACTATTTAAACCTTCATTATACTTTCTATAATTCCTTTTCTTTTTAGGTTCATGCTCTTTGCAATACTTTATTCCATACTCAACTAAGTTAGTACAAAAACTGCAATTACATTTCTTTAATATCATATTCTTATCTTAAAGCTACTTTATCTTTATAACTTATTGTTATATCTACTTTTCCATCTGAACTTATTTCTATTAAATTCTTATCTTTATAAAGATAAATAAAATCTCTACAAAAAATAAGTTCATTAGTTTTTGTATCTATTACTTGCTTTATCTCTGAAATAAATTTATAACTATGTCCTGGTATTAAATTGTTAAGTTGCATTGAGCTTATACCCTTTATATTAGATATAGACATATTTATTGCAGTTCCTTCTATAACATTAAAAAGAATATCTGGATATATTTTTTCATTTATTCCATATGTCTTTTCATATATAATATCTTCTATTTTATCTGTAACTGAATAGTCAAATTTCTTTAAGTCTTTTCTAACTGCAAAAGGTTCTGTCATTTGAAATTGTAAAGTTATTGTATTATTTTCTTCGTTTGCTATAGCACTTGTAAATATTCCTTTGTAATTAAGTCCTTCACTATACATGCATCCCTCTTCATCAATAAATAACTCTTTGCATATATACTCATATTCTTCTTTAGTTATTTCGCTATTATCTTCATCCTGTTTTGTTATTATTACCTCTAATGAACTATAATTATTTTTTATTTTAGATACAATAACTTTATCATTTATTTCTTCAGTTTCAATAGTTCTACTTAATCCTAAATTAAATTCTAAATCTGCTTCACCAATACTAACAATTTTATATTGATAATATCTTTTTCCGTTAAAAAATAAGTCTCCACAATTTCTAAATTGATTCATTTTAAACACCAACTTTAATTACTTTGTTATTTTCTATTTTATATTTTTCATAGTTCCTTACTATTTCTTCATCAAAATCAATAACAATACATTCAAAAATTTTACTATAGCTTTCTTTATCACTTCCAAAATAGTCAAGGCTTTGTATTCCACTACAAAAACCTTTTATATTTCCATTATCCTTTAAATAAAATAATGTAAGTTTATCCATTTATTTATCCTCCAATTGCTACATAACTCCATTGAAGTTCTTTTTCATTTTCTATAGTGTCTAATATAGATGTCCAATAACCTGTAACATTAAAAGTTGCATTAGTTGTGTCTATACTATCTATATTAAGATAAATTCTTTTAACATATTCTAAATGCTCTCCTCCTCGTGTATCTACCATAGAAACAATTACTTTAAAATTTTTTCCTTTAAATTTATTAGGTAACTGAACTGTTACTGTCTTTGGTAATACTCCAGCACTCCCTCCACTCATTCCTGTTCCTACTTCAATTAATGAATGATAAACCCCTGTACCATTTCTATAAAATCCTGTTGCATCTGCTCTGCTATAATCTCCGTTTGAATGTTTCCACATTGAATACTCATTAGTATGAATTGCTGTATTTTTACTATCTGTACTACCTAGTGTAAAGCCATTTCCATCAAACTTATAAGTTTTACCTATTAGTTTTCCATTTATGCTTAAGTTCCAACTATCTGCATTTTGTGTTACTATACTTTCAACATCTCCAGCACTAATCTTTTCTTGAATCATCTTGTAAGTTTGTATTCTGTAACTACTAAAGTCTCCTCTATTTACTTTTGTTTCAAGTCCCTCTTCAATCCTTTCTACTTTTACTTCAACCTTTTCTACTTTTCTTTTAGCTTTATTAGTTTCACTTACAATATTTCCAAAGAAATCATATTTACTTTCTAAAATATCTTTACTATTAGAAAATTCAATGTTATCTATTGTATTATCCTTAAAATTATATCTAAATCCTACTAATCTCAATTCATCTATTTTTATTTGCTTTGGAAAATAAAAAAGACTCCCTATTTTTAGAGAACCTTCCTTTAAATTATCTATTATTCTTTTTAGTCCATTAATATTTAATGTATATTCAATTTTAGGAGTATTTAAATATGCCAATTTATCTTTCATTCTATTTAATAAGTCCTGACTTGATAAAGAGCTATCATTAAAGCTTTCCTCTATAAGTAATTCATTTAATTCTTCTAAATCTGATTTAGAAAAGCAATTACTATTTTTTTTGCTACATTTTTCTCCAAGCTCTTTAAATTTTACACTTTCAGCTTCAATAGATGCTTTCTTATTTTCTAAATCTTTATTAAGATTTACCAATGTTACATCTTCAAGCTTTTCTATTTCAGCTTCTAATTCCTTATACTTTTGACTATCTGATTCTAAATTATTTTTTTCTTCCTTTTTCTCTTTTACTAGTTCTTCAGTATCAGAAATCTGTTTTTCAATATTACTTTGCTCTTCCTCTAATGTATTCATCTTACTCCTTAATACATTATAATTTTTACCCATACTCTTTAAAAATAAATCATATTTTTTTAATGATTCTTTTAAATTTTCAGTAATACTATCATTATCTATTAAATATGAATAATCTTCTATATATTCTTCATTTGTTATATGTTGCTCTGCAATAGAAATGTCTGTATCATTAATAAGCCTTGTTACAATATCCTCATCCTCTTCATTCTTTACTTCAACTTCTTCAATTAGGTTATCATAATCAGCATATAAGCTATATTTCTTATTATTTTTTGAATAAATATTAATTTGATTATTTATTGTATCAAATTCACAATGAATAGAGTATAAATCTTCCAAAGTATCTCTTAAAAATGTAAGAAGCTTATAATTGCCCTCTATATTATAATTTATTGATGAATTTTCTATATCATCTATTATACTAACGCTCCATCCACTTACTTCTTCAATAATTCTGCATATATCCTCTAATGAATAAGGAATACTTTCAAAAGAAACATTTCTTTTTTCAAATATTTTTTCTAAGGAATATGCAATTATACTTTTTATTGATTTATTTTCATCCTTTTTTTCAATAACTTCTTCTATTATATATCTTGATTTATTATCAATAACTATATATCTTTTCTTTTTAATTTCATTATATACTATATTTATTCTGTCTGGAACCTCAAGCTCCAAGGTGCTAATATCATTCCATTTTATATTTTCATAAGTTACCCAATCTGATATATTTGCTATTGGATCTAATTTATTCTTAAAAAGTATAGCTTCTATCTTTAATTTCTTCATTTTTTCACCTCACTTACTTTATTATTGTATTAAAAAAAGACTCTATTCAGAGTCTTTTATTGAATCTTTTATTGAGTCGATTAACAATGCTAATAGCAATAATAATCCATTATCATTATTTTCTATTCCATATTTGCTTGATTCATTTCCTTCAACATAGCCTGAGTATCCAAAAAGTTCTTGATTCCATTTTGCTATATCATATATATTTTCATTAATTGGTACTTCAACTATATCAGAATATTTATTACATATATAATTAACAACATTTTTTTTGAATATCTCTTCTTCTATTTTTTCAACTGTTTCAATATGTCCTTTATCAATTATTGATATAATGTCCATAATAAAAAAATTTATACCATATAATCCTTTATGTCTAATCATCAATATCACCTCCCCTTAAATAATATTCTACAACAACACAATAATTCCTTTAAAAAAATAAAAAACACCTATATTTCTATAGATGTTTTTTGTTTACATATTCTAAATTTAGGGAGATACTTTATTCAATTGATTGCTATGTTAACATTATATAATAGTATAAAAAGACATTCAATGACATGAATTAGACAACTTTTTATACTTGTTTTTTTATATAGATGGCTTTGTAATGCTATTTATTTGAGTTTTAAGCTAGACAAATATTATAGCTTTATACCATCTATTCCAAACAGCAGAATACTTAAATCTTCTAAAGCAAGCCAAACATCTCTACTTACTGTTTTTGGACTTATCTCTAACTTTTCTGCTACTTTTTCATAAGTTGGTGCTACATCCTCTTTAGTATCATCTATGTATAGCATTTTTATTACCTGGTACTTTCTCTTTTTATTTTTACCTTCAGTGTTACATATAGCCTCATAATATTTTAGTACCTTATTAATATGTTTAATTATTATTAATGTTCTTATTTTAGTTCTGCTTATTGATTGGATGTATTGCTCTTCATCATCTATTGATTCAATATCATCTAATACATCAACTGCTTTTTCTTGTTCTACTTTAGATATTGAATAACTTGCCATTTTGCTATGAGCATTTAATGAACGATAGTGTTTAAGTAATAATCTTGTATTTCTTAATCTTCTATCATATCTTTTTTGAGTTCTTTTATATTCTTGTTCTTTTATGTATTTAATTCCTTCTCTTATTCCTATCTTAACAGCCTCTTCATAAGTTATATTTTCAATTCCATTCACATTAATCAATCCTTTCATGTTATAATAAAAAAGATTAATTAATGAAGCAGTAAAGAATTCCTTTCTACACTTTCTCTACTGCTAACTTCCAGGTACCTATTTAAAGGGTGCCTACTTTTTTATAAATTTATTCTTTTTCTTTACCTTATTTTTTATGTTTTTAACATTATTTTGTCCTTCATCAGTAAGCAATGAAAGGTCACAAGCATAAGGACAATTTTCTTCTTCATCAACTGTTGGCATCATCATATCTTCATATGCTGTATAAAGAGGACAAGTGTTAAAGTTTTCTTTACAACTAACACACCTTACAGCTGCAACATCTTCTAACAATTCTAAAAAATATTCTCTTTTTAAACTGATATAATTAATTTTGTCTTTAAGGTCTCTTTGGAACTTATTTAATGTATATTCATCCATAATTCTAAAATCAAAAGCATCTAGTCTTTTCTTTAATTTTAATTTTGCTTTTTCATCAAGATTTTCTTCTACTTCATAACAAAACTTTCTTAAGTATGTATAACTTAGTTTTAACTCTTTTTGCATACTAGGAGTTAACATGCCTCTCTTTTTCCACTCTATCCAAATTTCATCAGTAATTCTATTTTCTAAAGTTCTGCTACCTTCCATCATTCCAAGAAAACTCTTAGCTACCATATAAAAATTTTCCTCTTCCATACTTAAATAACTTCTTTTTAAAGCTCCCATTATTATTTATCCTCCAACTCTTTTTTTGCTTCAATTATTTTACTAGCGTTTCTTGCCATTATTGTTTCCATATCATCTAAAACCATTGAAAGTTTGGTTTTACTTATTTTGTTTTTTTCAAAGGCTTCTGTTAATGCACTTATAAAAAGTAGCTTGTTAAATTCCATCCTCTTTTCAACTTCATCATTAATAAGTTGCATATTAATTGCTTGTTTTAAGCCCAAATATTGTTTATTACTTAATCTACTTTTTACATACTTATCTTGTTGTCTTTTTTCTTTTCTTCCCATTACATTTCTCCTTATATACAAGTTTAACAATCAGACCAAGTTTGCCATGCTGAAGGATTACTTTCATCTAAGTATTTTATGCAGTCCTCTTTATTTTTAAAATCTTCTGTCCAAACATGACCATTTATATTATCAATAGCAGTAAATATTCCATTTTCTTCTGTATAAAATGTTCCTAATGGTCTTCCACTTTCTATTATTTTCATTGCCTCTTCTACTGTTATCTTTTTATGTTTCATATATACCTCCATATATAAGAGGAAGCTAATGCTTCCCCTTGGAAAACTTACAAGTCCTGAATTAAAATTTTTGAAGTCCCTTTCATTAGTCCTTGTAATTTTTTAGCTTATTGATTTTCTATTTGTTCTAATACCTTTCTTAAATCTTCTATTGAATCATTAAATAGTTCTTTTAAAAGTGATTTTGTTGCATATAACTTATATTCTTCTTTTTCAACTTTTACAGTATAGTAAGACAGATTTAATTTCTTTTCTCTTTCTAAAATTCCTTTTTCAACTAATCTTGAAAGTAAAGTTAATGTTGTTGTTCTTTTCCAGCCTTTTATTTTTTCTGCTTTTTGAGCTATTGCTCTTGATGATGCTCTTCCTCTGTACTCCCATATTATGTTCATTATTACTAGCTCTGACTTTGGTAACTCTTTAATATTCATTTATGTTTCCTCCTAATTTAATAAAGTAATTTTTTTAATACTTCATATTCTAATAAGCAATCAGTTAATGCACTATGTCTTTCTTCTGGAATAACAATATCTAATTCTTTTAAAATATAATCTAAGTCTTGTTTTTCTGCTTTAACTTTTCCTTCTATGTTTCTTACTAAAAACAATTGCATTATATCTAATTTTCTATATCCAACTAAGGTTCTAAACTCTTTTATTTTATAGGTGCTAAGGAATAGCTTTTCTAAAAATTTAATATCAAAATCTATGTTCTGCCCCATGCAAATATAATGCTCTGAGTTTTTATTTTCTTCTAAGAACTTAAGTATTTCATCAGTTGCTTCCTTAATTTCTAAAGCTTCCTTTTCATGTTCTAATATGTTTATTTTATTTGTTGCCATTGCCTTTCCTGTCATTGTATATTCTTTATGTTTTATCTTAATATTTAATGTTGATATTATTTCACCATTTTCTAAAACAAGTATTCCTACCTCTAAAAGTTGATTCTTTTCACAATCAAAGCCTGTTGTTTCAGTATCAATAAGCAATGCTCTTCTATCTCTTAATTCCATTTATTACTCCCCCTTATTTTGTACATCTAAATATAATCTTGAATATTTATTTCCATTTGTATTTTTATATTTTTTACTTTCAGAAACTATATCAAATGCTTCATCTATCTTTTTTAATGCTCTTTTTAATTCAATATTTCCCTCTTCATCATCAACAAAACAAATTCTTACTTTTAACATTTATATCTCCTTTCCACATAAAGGACAGTAAACAAAATTAATAAAATCCATTCCTTTTGTTTTACTCCAAATTCCAGCTGTCCCTTTTAAACCATATGTTAATTCATAATAACCTTTTTTACTTTTTATAATTTCACGTTTTTCACAAAATTTACATTTCTTCTGATTATCATTTTTTATTTCTTCTTTAGTTTCTGTTTGAATATTTTCTTCAGTATATTCTTCCTTTACAAAGCTTTCTATTTGTTTAGGCACTTCCTTTGGTGCATCTATTATTTCATTAAGTTCTTTTTCTTTAATTGAAAAATCTGTATCTTTAATATTTTCATCTATTGTTATTTGCCCAGGAAGAGGTTTTATTTCCTCTTCTTTTTTCTTAAGCTCTTTAACATCATTTATTGTTAATATTTCTTTCTCTTTTAATTTATTAAAAGCTTTTTCTTGAAGTTCATTTGATAGACTTGATAGCTCATATGCTGTTGAAATATTTATATTATTATTTTTAAATTCTTCTTTTAAGTTGTCATTTAAGTTATTATTAATAGCTTTCATTCTTCCAACATTAGTTGGTGAAGTGTCTAATATTTCAGATACTAATTCTCTAGTTCTTCCTGGTATTTTATTATTTTTTTTATACTCTTTTAGTAATTTTTCTGTTTCAATACATTGTTTAACTTTTTCCCAATCACTTAAAACTCTTGTTGTTGAATTAGTCATTATAAGTAGCAAGTTTTCACTTACATTATCAATTTCTTTTTTTACTATACAAGGCACATATTGAAATTCTTCTTTGCCTTCATTAACAAGTTCTAATGCTGCTAATCTTCTTCTATGACCTGCTATAACTTTATACTTTCCTTCTCCAACTTCTTTAACTATAAGATTTTGTTGTATTCCAAACATTTCTATAGATTCTTTTAACTCTTTAAAATCTGTAATAGAATAAAAGTTTTCTTCCTCTGATGCTGGTATTAAATCATTTATGTTTATTTTCTCAACTTTAAATTCTTTGCTTTTTGAATTATCTTGGTTATTTAAAGAGTTTTGGGTTAATAATTGCTTTAAATCAAACTTTCCCATTACTATTCCTCCTTAAAATGTGTCCGAATCGGACACATTTTTAATCTCCTAAATATTCATCAACTAATGCAATATAATCTTTTGTAGCTCCACATCTTTTTGAATATTCAACTATAGGCATCTTTGCAAAGGTACTTTCATCTACTTTTTCAGTCCTTCTTATATGTGTCTTAAATACTGGGTACTTTGATTGAGAATTTAACCATTCTTCACCCTGTATATTTACATCATTTTTCATATATTGAGTTACAAAACAACCTTTTAAAGTAAGCTTTGGATTTAGGTCTTCTTTAGTATTTTCTATTTGCTCTACAAGTTCATTTAATCCATCAAATGCAAAATCATCTATCTTTATTGGAATAAGAACATCATCTGATGCAACCAATGCATTTATTGTTGAAATATTTATATCTGGAGCATTATCTATTATGCAGAAATCGTATTTATCCTGGATTTCTTCTAACGCTTTTTTTATTCTTGTTTGTTGTGGTCTAACTTGGTCCAATAAAACTTCTAAATTAGCTTTAAGTAAATTCATATTTGCTGTTATAATATCCAAGTTTTCATATGCTGTATGTTGAATTATATCTTTAACATCAATATTTCTTGATGTCATTACCTCTTCAATTCCTTTTTTATCATAGCTATGAAGGTTATAAAATTTTGATAAATTTCCTTGCTTATCATTATCTATCATTAAAACTTTATATCCATGAACTTCTGCTAAAATATATGCTATATTAGCACTTGAAATAGTCTTTGCTACTCCACCTTTTAAATTAATAACTGATATTACTTTCATGTATAAATCAACTCCCTTTTTGTATTTTATGATGCCACATCTATCTTTTTGACTTTAACATTCATTCTAAG